CTTCTTCAACGCGGCAATCTCAGAAGGCCACAACAAATTCGTGGGAGTATTAGACCGTGTAGTCTGAGCGAAAGGACCCGCAGACTCATACTGCACCTGGCCCGACACGCCAGTATCATTCCAGCGCAACAAAGCCCTGCGCAGAATAGCCTTAGCGGCATCCTTGTATTTGAAATCCGGTTTAGCGATACAGGGGGCGACACTGACAGCCACAGCCTCCACATCGGCAATCATCGCCTCAAGCTTCTCTCTAGGAATATCAGCGAAAGGCTCAATATCCTCAGGCTTCAAAATGATACCCATCAACACCACCCCCTGCACATTGACACATCACCGCAACAAATTAATCAGTTCTCGGCCGGCGGATTAGGCTTCGGGGCAGCCTTCTCCTTCACAACAGCAAACGAATCAAGCGACTCGATAGCCACATACAGGACAGCCTCGGCACGAACCATAACCTCATTATGGCCCTTCAGGTCACGCCCAGTCTGATCCGGGTCACCATACTCGATCAGTTCGATCGGGAAGTTACGCTGGAAACCCCAATGAACACGCGAGAAATCACCAACAATAGCCTTAACACCAGAGGCAGGCGACATCTCCGGGGCGCCAGAAACAGTCGAAGAAGCACCAACATTCAAGCCACGCCAATTATCCAAACCGGCGAACCCGGCGGCAGGATACATAGGCTGGCCGGCAAGCGGAGACCCCTTCGGATACACCTCAGTAGACAGGGCAAACGAGAACGCCGGATCCAAAGCAACCCCGTTAGGAACCTGCAAACCGGCACCAGCAATCAGCCCAACCGCCTTAATCAGATCAGCCGTAGCGCTATCGGTTGCATCAACAATATTCTTCGTCTTATCCAGCGAAGACTTGACAGCCGCAGCAGGCTTACCCGTAGCCGGATCAATACCGTGGAAAGCAATCAGATCAACAGCGCGACCAATCGAGGCACCCAGCGCAGGCGAAATCAGATCCTGAAGCACACCCAGACGGTAATCGGCGTCAGCCCACATAAACTCGTCCGAGACACGCTGCTGAGTCACAACCTTGATAGGCTGCGCAGTAAACGAGGAAACATCAACCGAAGCGGAAGGCTTAACCTCGCCCTCACCAACAATCTTGGCGCGAGGAACACCACTAAACACGGCACCCTTCACCGGGCCGAAAATAGTCGGCTGCTCCGGCGACAGCTTCGCCAAAACACCAGAATCGATAGCACGGTCACGAACCGCACCAATCATAGAACCAGGAAGCTCAAGCTTCCCTGCAGAAAGAAAATCGTCAGCCATCACAAATCATCTCCTAGAATTATTGACAAGAGCATCCACAAACGCGACACCCTCACGTCGTTTAACATCATCAACGGGGGCACTCCCCGCAAGACGGCGCACACCCGCGCCACCACTACTATGGTCGATCAAACCCTTCAAAGCTTTCGCAGACTCGGCAAGCGACTCCTTATCGCCACCCGACAAGAAAGCGATCGCATCACTGGACAAACCATACTCTGAAGCCACCTCGCGCTTCACACCCTCAAGAACAAACCCGTTGATCCTGTCTTCGAGTTCCTCATTCTTGCGGCGAAGCTCATCAATAGTAGATCCAGAATCGTCACTCGATGTACGAAGCTTCTCCAACTCGGCGAAATTACTTTTAGCACGAGACTCCCACTTACGAGCCTCAGCCTTCCAATCAGTCCCCGGCGATTTACCCTCGCCTTCATTCTTCAACTGATTGTTGGCTACCTCCTGCCCGCCATCGTCTTTTACTGTATCAACAATGCCGTTATCCTTTCCGGACTCCACAACATCATTGTCAACATTCTGTTCCTCAACACTCTGATCGGCCATAGCCTAACCCTACACTCCTTGCGGAAAACAACACAACATTGTTGACCCCCGTGCGGGAGACAACCCTGTGCACCAATAACCGGCGGCGCACAACCGGAAACCACATCAAATTATCTCATGCCACCAACAGTACGCATAGCCTTCAAAATATTGCCAGGCGACTGCTGCAACCCATGATCATCAACCCACTCACGGGCCTTCTCATACGTCCTCTGATACCCGGCATCAGCCCTATTTGGCTCCCAAGGGCCAACAACCTCAACCACCGTACAACCACAATGATCATGATACTTCGAACCAAACGGACGCTTACCACCACGCTTATGACGCCGAGTATGACCAGTAGTAAGTGCCCTTTCCTTAGTCGTATAATCCGACCTCGTAGCCAACATGGCACAAAAAGCACACGGATCACCATCAGTCACTCGACGCCACGACCTACCCTGCGCACCCGCCGACCACTCAACCGTGTCACGGCCAGCATTCATGACAGCCCGATTAACACCCGCAGCCATCGCATCAATAGTATCATTCGCCCTATCCGGGTCACTATTTATAATCTTCATAGTCGAAAACGACCTAGCCAAAGCCGCAGCAGCATCAAACTCGTCATACACGATCAAACCAGGATCCACACCATTCAACCGGCGAAAATCCGACACAAACCTGGCAGCCAACGATGCCGAACCATCATGGCCGGCACGCTCCAACTCCACACACAAACGCACATACTGCGCATCTGTCATCTTCCCGGAATGCCACAAACGACCCAACTCGGCATAATAGCCCGCATACTTCCCAGCAAACCTGACCGCCTCACGCTGATACCCGGTAGCAGCCAACCTCGACGCAACACCCGAAGCCATTCATCAAACCTCGTTAGTTTGACGCGATATAGCCCCAGCCAGCGCCGCCAACGGGTCAGACGACTCAGCACGATGACGCATCACAGCCTCAACCTGCACATCATCAAGCCCCAACATCTCCAACACCGTACGAGAATCAGCAGGCAAAATACCGGCACCAACAAGCTTCGTCACAGCATCAGCCGTAGCCGCCCGAGTCGGGGTTGAAGCATCACGCCACCTCAAACCCACATCACCAAAAAACGCGGCCTCATCAACACTCGAATCAAGCGCCTTAGCAGCCAGGAAACCAACCGACAACCAACCCTGACCAAACGACGTTTGACGCCGCTCAGCACGCTTCACAAGCCGAGATTCCTCGGCAGCCAAAGCCTCCCCACTAGGTGGGTTAGACGTGATAAACCCGAAATAGCGTTCCGGAACAGCCGCCTCACCCGCAGTCAACTGCGCCAACAGCCGCATCTGATCCGAATACGGTGTAGGACTATTGACAGGAAACGACCCCACATTTGGGGTATCACCGTCATCATCCTTATCCACAGCCCACACAGAAGCCATCGACAGGACCCAGCCAGGCTGCGAAAACTCGTCAGCCGACACACCCGTAACCCACCTTTGCGGGTAGGCGTAGAAGTCACGATTCACAGACTGCCCCAACAGTGTGCGCACAGCCTCATCAGTGTAAGCCCTAATAGACCTCGTAATCTCCGAACGCCCATCAATCCTCGAAGTACGGCGACGATTCACAACAGGCACCAACGGAACAGCACCAAGCACATTCGGTATACGGCCCGTCTCAACCCACTCGCGAGACCCACGCCGCTCCACCTGAACAATCACATCAGGCAGCAACAACTCAGCCTCAACAACCTCAGGATCACACGTCTGCTGCACCACAAGGCCAGCATCCAGACGAGACCCATCGACAGAAAACTTGCCCGTACAATTCTTTGGTGACTGCGGACGAACCAACACCGACCCATCCCCCTGGGGAATAACAGCCACAAACGACAAACCAAAAATCAGCGCATCCAAATGCACATCACACGACGCCGTAGCAAGCCGATTCGCAGCATACACACCATCCAAACCGTAGCCGTCACCATTCGTCCAGCCAAGCCAATCCAGACGCTCCTCCAAAGCATCCACAGCTATACCAGGCCACGACACCACCGTCTGCACACGCTGCAACTCCGGCGGAATAGCCACACCAAGGTCACGCACCCGATTAGAGCCCTCATAGTAGCCCTCAATACGGCAATGCCACGAAGACAACCTTTGAATACGATCAAACATGCCCTCAATCAGAGCCAACTCATCCGAGTTCATACCACAGACACCCGCTTCCTACCACTACGCTCCCGACAGCCACGACGAACACGTTTAGCCCCCAAAAACGCCAACGACACAGCCTCCAAAGGCACCTCAGAACCATCCTTAAACGAGGAACCCCAACCCCACGCAGACCCCTTACGCTTCTGCACAGCCGACCTCACAGCAATATCCAACATGTCACGCCTCGAATCAGCCCTAGGGTGAGAAACCACACCCGACCTGACACCCTCCAAAAACGCCTGACAAGCCTCCACATAGATGCCAGTATCAGCAACCACCACGCCACGGCCCGGAACACCACGATCCGTCAACGCCTTCTGCAACAACACCGCACCAGACCCGGCAACCATGATCCGGTCAGTATCACCCCAACGAACCGCCAACCAGTCAGCCAACCGGCCCACACCATCAACAATCGTCCCCGACAGCCCATCAATAACCTCAACATGAACACCAGCATCAGTTTTACCGGCACCCGCCAAAGCAACCCGATCCCCAGAACGAGAAAACGAGACACCAAACACTTTCCCGCCAACCAGAGCCGCCTCACCCACAGCAGACTGAACCCACTTATCCGACGGAATCACCGACGAAGCAGACTGGCCACGATCCCACCAGCCAAGACGCTCCCGAGCAAACCCGGCAGCCGACATAGACTCATGCTCATCGCTCACAGTCCCAAAATTCAGACGACGACCCAACGCAGGATTCGTATCCCCCGCCAACTTCCGCCACTGCCGCGACACATCATCCGGATCCGACTCATCAGGAATCGAAAACTCCGTCCACGCAAACCTTTTACCACCAGACAAAGCCTGACCACGAAGACGCAACACAACCGAACCATCCGCCAACGGCCCAGGCGGCGTACCCAAAAAAATCTGCTGAGGATCACCAGACGGGGCAGCGCTCACCGTAGGAAGCAAAGCCTCCAACTGCTCATCCGACAACTCCTGAGCCTCATCACACACCAAATCATCAACCGTAAACCCGCGAGCAGAACCACGGCTACGGGCCACAAACTCAACCGAACCCCAACCCGGACAACCACACTTACGCTCAAACGTGGCACAATCCGGATGATGCAACACAATAGCCTCCTGACCATTCGTCGCACGAATCGACTTCACCATACGATACAAGTCAGGAAACTGCCGCTCATTCTCAAAAAACGACCTCAACCGCATAAACGCCTTACGAGCCGACTTCAACTCGTGAGCCGTATGCAAAATACGGCGACCCTGAATAGTCGCCTTAAACAACTCCACAATCTCCAAAATAGCATTCTTGCCATTCTGGCGAGGCACAAACACCCCACACACACCCGAAGCAAGCCTGCCATTACCACCGACAGCCAGCCAATCATCCAACACCTGCTGCTGCCACGGATCAGGCGTCAACCCGTAAGCCCTACCAAGCTCACCCGCATCACCGCCAGCCGACACCGAATACGCCGCAGCCACCCGGTGACGAGGAACCTGAGAACCAACCACACTCGACATTAGGCCCCTTTACGCTTCCTATACCGGTCAATCATCGCCACCGCAGAACCCCCACCACGGCCACCAGACGCCACATCAACCGAATACCGATCCAACATACCCATAAAAGCCTTCACATGAGCACGAAGCGAAGCCACCATATCCGCCCTGCCCTCACGCCACACACAATCATGAATCACCGCAGCATCCATGAGAAACAGCCACTCCTCATCAGACACGTACGATGCGCGGCTATCCTCACCCCACACACGCCACCAACGACGCGTCTCCCCACACCAATCACGACTATCAGGAAGCTCAGGCTGCACAACACTCACCACCAACACAAAAAGTCGACAAACAGACAAATCCACAAAAGGGAGGTATTTCACTAAGCCGTACGAGTCTTGCACGGGTGTGCAGGGGGTGTACCCGGTGGGGGTTTGCGGGTTTTTCACCATGGAATCAAGGTTTTTGTGGTTTGTTGTTGGAACTTGATGTTTGGTTCGCTGCGATTGCCTTTGCTTCTGTTGCATGTTCTGCAGATGATTTGCCCATTGTCGAGGGTGTTGAGTCCTCCCCTGCTGACGGGTGTGATGTGGTCGGCTTCGGGGCTGGTTGGCAGGTCATGTGTGTTCCAGGTGATGGTTGCTCCGCAGAGTGGGCATTCGGTTTGGCCTTGTTGTCGGGCTTGGGTGATGAGTCGTTGCCGCCAGCGCCGGTGGGCTGATGATGCGGTGCGGTTGGTGTGTGTCATCACGCTCCCCGATCTCCTATGACCCCTGTGAGCCTCTCATTGCTCCTGTAACGGCCTAGAATCGTCTGGGGGTATGAATACCCTACCGATGCCCTGCTGTTCGATCCTAGGCCCTGTTTTGTTCGTTTGAGGGGGTGTTCTGTTTGTGGTGGGGTGGTTGTTTTCTCCTCCTACCCCCTGGCATGTGAGAAAGATCACATCGCCCCCCAGCCGTGTCAAAAAGAGAAGGACACGAAAGAAAAATGGGGGCGGATGGGGGTTCGCGTTTCACAGCTTAGCGCCTGGCGCCTAGCGTTGAAGGACACGGGCTAAGCGGGAACACCCTTAAGGTTTTAAAGTCTTCTACTTATAGTATGCACTTTAAGTCTTACCCGGTGTTAAGGGTGTGAGCGTGACACGCCGTACGCCTTCAGCCGAACACGCCAAGCCTGAAAGGGACACGGGTAGAGTAAGTGTGGGGAGTGTACAAACCGGGAGCGTGCGACCGGTGGTACACGAGTCACACGGTGAAAGCTCATCAGCGTTGACGGCAAAAGGTTCCTCTTCTCCCCTGATGAAGAAAAGAAGAGAAGAGAGAAAGAACCAAAGAGAGTAGAGAAGTAAAGAAGTTAACCTCTTAGCTCTTCTAAAACTTTTATAACTTATATTATATTATTATACCTATAAGCTTTAAGACTTATAGGTATAATATTAAAGTTTAAGACTGATGGTTAACTTTAAGTCTTAATAGTTACTTTAAGTCTTTAAGTCTTAAACACTGATGTTAAGTTTATATCCTTAAGTGCTAAGCCTTTAAGGTTTTATACTTAACTTAGGTGTTAAGGTCTTTATACTGATGCTGAGCCTTGAAGGGCTCAGTGCTAAGTGTGTAAGCCTTTAAGGTTATTAATTAACTTTAAGTGCTAAGCTCTTAAGTTTACTTAAAGTGTTTAAAGCTTTAAGACTGATGCCGAGCCCTTGAGGGGCTCGGTGCTAAGCTATCAGCACCTTAGCGCTAAGCCCTTAGGTCTTTAAGTCTTTGGTAGACTGATGGATGTAAGGGTGAAAGCCGCGTCAGCGGATTTCGGCCTTGCGTCCAGCTGGCTACCTGTCCAGCCTATCATACCCCACCTGGGATGAGTCAAACTGGTGGATTTGGCTCTATAGGCGGGTTTGAGGGGTGTAAACGGGTGTTTTTGGTAGTAAAGGTCCAAAAATTAAACCTAAACTTTTCCTTAAATTTTCTTAGAGTCTTGTAACCTTTGAGGGTGGTTAAGACCGAAACCCCTAGTCAGAACAGGTTTCACTCCCGAACAGCTCTCACACTGTACCCTTGTGTCCTTTCCGAACACGCTAGGCCCATCAGTGCTGAGGGTGTTCCCTCAGGCTTTCGAGTACTCGTCGCTAGGGCTCCTCGTACTCTCAAGCCTTCCCTGATGGCGTGTACCCCTTTCAGGGCTGTGCCTGATGGGGCTGATGCCGAGCCCTTGAGGGGGCTCGGTGCTAACTGCTAAGACCATCGGTGCTAAGCGCTAAGACCTTAAGGCTTGAAGGCTGATGCTCCCCCCTCTTTCTTTTACCGTGTCCTTCTTCCCCTACAGTATCCCACACTGTCCACATAGTTGAGGCTTAGCTAACCAGGGTAAGGGTTGATGGACTAGTTCTTGGGTGCTGTTCTCGTGTAAGCTCCAAAACAGCCCCTAGAATCGATTAGAATATCATTGGGGTACAAATACCTAGGGTTGAGGGTGTAAGAGCCTCAGAGGGGCCTTTATGCGCCTTAGAGAGGCATTCCTGTCCCCTGTGCCATCTGCAGGGTAGGCTGGTGGATGTCTGTGGTGTCCCTAGACTCTAGGCGATGTGACATATCTCATATAAACGAAGAGTCCTTCGGGCACCCGTGCAGCCAGACCATCTAGTGCTCCCGACTGAACACCCTCTTCCAGTTTGCGTCACTTGCCACACCCGCTATCACCCAGACACACCCCTGAGGCGCCCTAGAAGGGCCCTAGAATCGATCAGCAAGGCCAACCCTGCATAATCCTACCCCTAGAAGATTTGAGGCGCTGAGAGAGGCGATAAAGGCTTAAGTGAGATACGCCACATCCCCTGCCATATCCCATGAAACGCTCACTGGGTTTGAGCGCAGCCTTGACTATGGGGTCGCAACCTACACACTCTAGAAACCACAACAACCAACCAAGACAATCCGGAAAGGAACATCACCCATGGATGGCACACTCATCACCCCATCCATCACCTCCCTCTATGGGCAGACAGAAATCGACCCCCTCAGCCTCCACAGCCTCACCGGAGACCATTCAGACGACATCGATCTCGATATGGTGCGCCGCATGTACCACGCTAAAGTACAAGAAGCCATACGACTCATCCGGCCACCGTGGACTGTCACCCTCGACGGCGCCATATACGGACCCCAGGACTGGCAGCCACTCACCGCGGATGAGGCTGAGGACCTCCACGACATGATCGACACGATCGACCTCGACGCCATTATTGCCGCCGCAACACGATAAAAACCATCAACCCACCACACGAGAAAAGGAACCCGTCATGCAGAAGATCGCCGACCACTTCACCCAGCTCTACACCCCCGCCAGCTACGACTGCCCCACACCCTTCGACCTGACACGCCTCGAAAACCTCTCCTGCGACCACATGGATTTTGAGGGCCTCGCCGAAGCCTACCGGCAGAGCGTGGAAGCCGAACTCCACAAGCTACGCCCCAACACATTCATCGCCTCCGACGGCACCGTGTTCAGCCATGACGAGTGGAAGCCGTTTACTGGCGGTGAAGCCACACAACTCTACTGGAATGTGACCCGCATCAATGTTGGCCATCTACTCACTCTGTGTGCCCGATAAAACCCCCAGCCACACAAGGATCGCTCACAATCGTTGAGCGCAGCCTTGACACGAGGTCCATTCGCTGGAAGTATTGATCATGTCAGCAACGAACAACACCCCGGAAAGGGGACAACAGTCATGAACAAGAAAAACGGCTACACCATCGCCGGAATCACAGCCGCCATCATCGCCGCCGCCTCCTTCCTGCCGGCACCCGACGACAATCCGCCACTCGCCTCACAGCCAGCCCCACAAGCCACCACAGCCAACACCGAATGGACACCTGAAACCGTCCAACAGCGCAAAGCCGAGAAAACAGCCAAGCAGGCGGCAGCAGTCCGCTCCCTACAAGCCGAACAGCAGAAAGCCCACAAGCAAGCCCAAGCAAGGGGTGAAGAAACCTCACAGGGTCTCACCATGATCACGGCAGCCCACACCTGCAACCGCAAAGCCGAACAGAAAGCCGCCGCACACGGTGTCAACTGGAACGGCAACCCCGACATCGACCTCCAACTCCACAAAATTATTGGTAAAGACACCTTCTCCATCGTCTACGGCGCAACCATGAAACAGCCCGGCGCATCCAAACTCCCAGTCACCGTCCACTGCCTCGTCACCGGAACAGAAGAACACCCCAACGTCACCGACCTCAACATCAACCCGCAACAGTAACCCGCCAAGGAGCATCCCAGCTATGCCTCTCCTCTCCCACTACGCCGTCACCACCGGACTCGCCGACACGGCACACATCATTCACCACACCGGCGGCACACTACGCACAGCCACCGACATCGCCTCCCGCATCAACACCCTCAACCCAGACATCAACCTCGACCACCAAATCAACCAACTGCTATCTATCGAAACCGACCTGTACAACATTTATAAAACCATCAACACAATTCTTCAGGAGCAAGCATGAACACACCCAACAACAACATTGAGCTGCACAGTTACGAAACCTTCTTCACCAGTCTCGCCTGGATCCAAGGCGCCATCATCACATGGATGTACGCAACCGGCACCCCACACAAGGCAGCCCTCGCCATCATCGCCGCATGCGCCCTCACCACCCTCCTAGGCGCCTCCACACTCACCAACAATCCCCGAGACAGCAAATGATCACAACACCCATACTGATCGCCGAAACCCTCGCCATCATTATTCTCGCCGTAGCACTCGCCCACGACAACAACCAGTAACCCACACTTAAGGAGCACACACCCCATGAATGAGCCAACCCGCATGTACACCGACCCCAACACCGGTGCCAAAAAAGAACTCAAACTTTGCAGGCTATCCCTCATCGACCCCGCAGCCTTGCACGATCTAGGCTCCGTGGCAGGATACGGTGCCACCAAATACGGCGACAACAACTGGACCGGAGGATACCCGTGGAGCCACAGCGTCGACGCCCTCTACAGGCACCTACTATCATGGCAGCAAGGCAACAACCTCGACCGCGAATCCGGGCTACCACACCTAGCCCATGCTGCCTGGCACTGCCTCGCACTCCTCGCATACCAGCAACACCACGCCGGCCAAGACACCCGCAACCCATGGAACAAAAGCGACAAGTAATGCCTCTAGCACAATACCCGAAAACCATCGGCCATCCAGGCCACATCTCCTACAGTTCACTCACCCAGTGGGCCGAATGCGGAGAAAAATGGCGCCTCCAACACGGCTACCACGCCCAACACCACACCTGGTACGCCACCATCGCCGGAAGCGCCATACACCACATCACCGAACAATACGACCTACACCTGTACAATCCCGCCGAATACCCTGCACTGCCAGACAAACTCGCATCCTTCAAAAACATTTTCGACACCCAAGTCGCCCTCGCCGAATCCGAAGGCACAGAAATCAAACCCTCCGGCAGAATATGCAAAAACATGTGCGAGTCGGGCGGGCCACACAAGAAAGACTACGACTGGTGGATGCTCTACGGCCCCACCTTTGTGGACAGGTGGAAAAACTGGAGGCGCAACCACCCAGAATACATCACCGCTGTTATTGACGGCCAGCCAGGCATCGAATACCCGGTAGAAACCACCCTCGACGACGGCACCCAGATCGTTGGCTACATCGACCGTATCTTCACCGACACCGACACTGGCGAAACCTTCATTTTGGACCTCAAAACAGGACGCCTACCAGCCGACAGTATGCAGCTGCACACATACCGGTACATGCTCAACCAACACGGCATCCATGTCACGAAAGGCATGTTTTGGACGCCAGCCACCAGCCGCAACGACGACAAGTCCCCGACACAAGGCACATCCACCGAACTCTATGACCTTGACAACAACACCTACCGGCATGTATCATCCATGTATAGTCAAGCAATGAAAGGAATCAGCCAAGGCATCTTCGTACCCCACGTCACAGCACTCTGTAAAGGCTGCCCCGTCAAGGACGCCTGCTGGGCTGTCAACGGGAAAGACGCCTACAGGTACCCTATAGAAACCACCATCACAGCCCCAACAAAAGAAGGCAAGGAGCACCAGTGAACGACACCAACAGCACTGATGATCGCATCACCATCACACTCAAATACGGAGGCGACTACGCCGCCCCATGGACCGTCATCCGCGGAGACACCGCCGACCAGGTGAAAAAGACTATCATCGACCTCCTCGGCGGACTCAAAAACAGTTCGGCGGCAAGGAACTGGGACCTGGCAACACTGATCGCCACAGCATCCATCATCCTCCAAGACCGATACAACCAGGCAGCCAAAGACTACGTAGACAACATTGCATCAGAAGGAAACGACATCGTCATCGACAAAATTAACAATGCCACAAGCAAGGCACAGCTAGCCGACCTCCTCAAACAGTACAAGAAGACCATCACTAGTAACAGTGACGTGTCGGCGGCGTTCCGCACGAAACGAAACAGCCTCACCCGATAAAAACCGACACAAACCAACAAACAAAACAACACAAACAGTAAAGGAAACAACAATCATGGGACTCGCCAACTACCGCAACAACAGCAACAGCACCTTCTTCAACCCGTCCCGAAACCAGGACGCCACCGCCATCGCCTTCAAAATCCGCGACGTCCAGCACAACACCGAAGGCTACGGTGGACAGGTCGCCGATCGCATCTACGCTGATGTCACCATCTTCCACACCCTAGACGATCTCAACAACGGCACCCCAGAAACCATCCCCAACGCCATTATCGAGAAAGCGCGCGGCAACAACGACCGCCCACACTCCATGATCCGCGACCTAGAAGCCTACCTTGGCGAGGAGCAGGCCTTCAAACTCGCCACCGTGCGCACCAAAAACGGCTTCAACGCGGTCGTGCTCAAACCATTGGACGACGCCATCTACGACCTTGTAGCAGCCTACGTTGACCAGCGAGACAGTCAGCCCAACACCACTGGTAGTGATGATGTAGACATCGACTCCATCTAACCGCCAATATTCATACAAATCGTAACCGATAGATAGATAAGGTCCCGATGCTCTCTCTCCAACGATCCTTCGAGAGGGCCTCCCAAACCGCAGCCGAGCTGCCCCGCATACCACAACTAGAACCCCTCTACCGCAACCAGGATATGCACATCCACAAAGGGGATCTCGTCATGATCGCGGGGCGGTCCGGCAGCCAAAAATCAGGGCTAGCCATGTTCATCACAGCGATGCTCAACCAGCCAGCCCTCTACATATCAGGGGACATGACACCCTGGGAGGCCTCCACACGAATCATCTCACTCAACACCCAACACACCACCGCCCAGATACAACAAAACATCGACGACTACGGGCCAGAATACTATCGAGACAGCATCCACCACGGCCAACACATCACATTCTCATTCCAGTCACCCATCACATGGACAGACATCACCATGGAACTGCAAGCCTACATGGAAATGTGGAACACCTTCCCACCCATTATTGTTATCGACAACCTGATGGACATTCAAGACTGCGAGAGTGACTATCAGGCCCAGCAAGAAGCCATGCAATGGATCACAGCCCTCGGCCGCGATACTGGCTCCACCATTATTGTCACACACCACGCAACCGACAAAACCGGCTCCGACATCGAACACCCGCCCGCCCGGCGAGAAATCAAAAACGGCCTCTCCGAAAAACCACAACTCATCCTCGGAGTCTCACTGTATGGTGGCGAAGACAACGGCAACGGACTCACCATCCCCGCCGAGGCACGCATCGCAGTGTTGAAACAGCGCACAGGCAAATCCAGCCCAGACGGAACCCGATACGAACGACTACGAGCCTACCCCGAATACACCTTCTTCGGGCCCCTCGCCGAAAAACAGCCCTGGAATATGACCACAACACACAAAGGACTATCATGTCGACACAACAATCAAGAAACCGCAGGGCCGGCGCAGAATGGGAAACACGACTCCTCCACCAACTACGCGACACCGGCCATGATATAGAACGCCTCCACCTCAACGGCCGTGAAGACGAAGGCGACCTCATCCTCACAACCGGCAACAAAACCTATGTGATCGAAGCCAAAGCCGGCCAGCCACACCTCGCCGAATTCGTGAAACAAGCCAGCCGGGAGGCACGCAACTACGAAACACACCGAAACAAACAAAACAATTCCACCATCGGACTCGTCATCATGAAACAACGCAACAAACCCTGGAGCGAAGCCTATGTGGTATCAACCCTCAACGAGCTCCTCCCACACCTCTGACACCCGCCGCCTCCTCGACACCCACCAGATACGCTACAACCCATCCAAAAACGAGCAACACATCCTCTGCCCGTTCCACGACGACCACCAGCCCTCCATGAGCATCAACCTCGACAAGGGCGTCTGGTACTGCCACACATGCGGTATCGGAGGAGGACTCCACAAGCTACAACAACAATTAGAGAAAGAAAACCCGAATGTACGACAGCATACGCCCATACAACATTGCGGAACGCCGCCGAATCCAGAAAGCCTCAGCCCGCTACGAAACCCACCTCGAAAACATACTCGACCTCCTCTCGGCAAGAGGCATCAGCGAAGAAACAGCCCGCTACCACCACCTTGGATACATCAACAATGACCCCATACCAGGCCACGAAGACTACAACCAGTGCATCACCATCCCATACATGTACCCAGTTTGGGGGCGGCCAGCCGAAATACGAAAAATGCGTTTCCGCTGCTCACTCCCACACGACTGCAAAACCCACAACCACCCCAAATACCTAACCCCGGCAGGAGACACAGGCTCCATCTACAACATGGCCGCCATGGCCAACCCGGCAGCCGAAATGCACATTTGCGAAGGCGAATTCGACTCCATGATCCTCGAACAATGCGGATGGCCAGCCGTCGCCCTACCCGGCGCCACCTCGTGGCAAACCTTCTGGACCAAATTCTTCGAAGGC